GCGCCGCGCGTCACCGAAAAGCCGGGACGTGGTGTCCCGGCCTGCCGCCCGCAGCAATCGAGAACTTCCCGTTTCCGATCCGCGGGCGGCTTCCCCATCGCGGCCACGTGCCGCAACCTCCTCCGGCGCACTTTCCTCCGCCGTTGAGCGCCGGGTTTCCTCCCGGCCTGAGCGAACCTTGCCCGGCGCGTGCGCTGATGTAGCGCCGCGCCGGGTCTTTTCTCACAAACAATGCCAATACATCACAAGCAGCGCTGATCGCGTGCATCGCTTCTGCGAGGCGCCGGTGGTGGAAAACGCCAAGGGCCGGCCATCGGCATATTGCGCCGCGCATTTTGAATTATGCTGCATCAAGCCGAGCAAACATGCGACCAATCCGCCGCCTGCGACCTGGCTGAAAAATCGCGGCGTGATTTGGGCGCGCGGGTGATGGCGTCTTTCACCATCCTGACCGGCGATTGCCTCGAAGTCCTTCGCGGTCTGCCCGATGGCATGGCGCAGACAAGCGTGACAAGCCCGCCGTATTATGGGTTGCGCGACTATGGCTGCGCTGGGCAGATCGGGCTTGAAGAAACGCCGGATGCTTATGTCGCGCGGTTGGTTGACGTGTTCCGGGAAGTGCGGCGGGTGCTACGCGATGACGGCACGCTCTGGCTGAACCTTGGGGATAGTTATGCGCGCGCTGGAGGCGAAGGCGGCTGCGGCCCAAATGCCCAAGTGGGCAACACGAAGAGCGGCGAGCAACGCAGAAATCTGGTGCCGCCGTCCCGCTACAAGCCCAAAGACCTACTCGGCATCCCCTGGATGGTCGCCTTTGCTTTGCGCGCCGATGGCTGGTGGCTGCGCCAGGATATCATCTGGCACAAGCCGAATCCCATGCCCGAAAGCGTCACTGACCGCTGCACCAAGGCGCATGAATATGTGTTCCTGCTGACCAAAAGCGCGCGGTATTTTTATGATGCGGACAGTATTCGAGAAGCGCCGACGGGGCGAACCGATGCTTTATCCGTAATCAATACAGGGGCAAATAACGAACGTGAAAAACGGACGCTGAATAATGACGGAACGATAGGCGCCAACGCCCGATCCGTTTGGCCCATCGCCACGCAGCCCTATAGCGGCGCGCATTTCGCCACCATGCCGCCCGCATTGGCTGAGCGTTGCATCAAGGCGGGCAGCAAGCCCGGCGATATGGTCCTTGACCCCTTTGGCGGCGCAGGCACTACCGGGCTTGTCGCGGATAGGCTCGGGCGCAGCGCCACGCTCATAGAATTGAACCCTGAATATGCGAGGCTGGCGCGGGAGCGCATCACGGCAGATGCGCCGTTGTTGGTAGCGCAATGAAACCCGCCTTCATATTCCTGTTCCTGATCTGCGGTGGCGAGGCGCCCTGTTACCAGGACGTGGTAATCGCCCGCACATGCGCGCAAGCCGAGGCTATGGCGCGGTTTTGGCTGCGCGAAGGGCAGTCTTTGCATGGCGCCGAGTGTGTGGCACAGGCGGAATATCGGAGGAGGATGCAATGACCCGCGCCGTCCCGAAGCGCGCCCGCAAGCTATCGGATGATGACGTGCGGGAAATTCGCGTCAATCCAATACCGGGGCCGGTGTTGGCGAAACATTACGGCGTCACGCAAAAGGTGATTTGGAGCATTCGCAACGGCGAAAGCTATCAGCATGTGAGGGATGAACCATGAGCGAAAAGCCCGAGTTTACATTTTCAGCCCGCGATAAGCGCGGCGACAAGCCATGTGAGTGTTACGATCTTTTGATGAAAATTGCGGTGGCTCGCTATGGCGAGGAGCCGCAATGGACGGGACCAGTAGCTAAATCAGTTATGAAACATCGCACGGCGCAAGTGCAATTGATGCTTGATGCAATTGAGCAAGTTTTGCCAGACATGGCGACAGCGGTTCAATATGCGGTGCGGCTGGAGCAGCAATTAGCGGAAAGCAATTTCGCATTGGCGTTGATTCAGCAAAGCGTTAAAGACATTATTGATGGAAAAGAGCGCAGCAAATGACCCGCGCCGCGCCAGAGCGTGCCATCCAGATCGCCATTAAGCGCCGCCTGGCCTTGTCTGGCGTGGTGTGTCATCATTCGCCCAATGCGGGCAAGCGCAGCGTGATCGGCGGCAGGATGCTCAAGGCAGAAGGCATGATCACCGGCTGGCCTGACCTGACGCTGGTAGGGCCGGACAAGCGCGTGGCGTTCCTTGAGGTGAAGGCCGAGAAAGGCCGCACGTCAGCCGCGCAAGACGACTGCCTCGCCATGCTGCGCCGGATGGGGCACGATGTGGCGGTGGTGCGGTCGCAGGATGAGGCGGTGCTGATGTTGCAGGAATGGGGATGGAACGTGAGATGAAATACGGCTCCGTTTGTTCTGGCATTGAAGCAGCGACGGCGGCTTGGCATGGGCTAGGCTGGCAGCCTTCATTTTTTTCAGAGATTGAACCTTTCCCGCGCGCCGTGCTGACGCATCATTATCCGCACGTTCCGCTTCATGGCGATTTCACCACGATCAAGGGCGACGAATATGAAACAATTGACCTTCTTGTTGGAGGAACGCCATGCCAATCTTTCTCAGTTGCAGGACTCAGAGGCGGATTGGACGATGACCGTGGCAACCTGGCCCTCGAGTTTCTCCGCCTTGCTGACCGAACACGGCCCCGCTGGTTGGTTTGGGAGAACGTCCCCGGCGTCTTGTCAAGCAATGGCGGACGGGACTTTGGTTCCATTATCGGGGGCATGGTCCAACTCGGGTATGGCTGCGCCTGGAGAATCTTGGACGCTCAATTCTTTGGAGTGGCCCAGCGACGCCGCCGTGTGTTCGTTGTCGGATACCTTGGAGACTGGCGACGTGCCGCAGCGGTTTTATTTGAGCGCCACAGCCTGCAAGGGCATCCTGCGCCGCGCCGAGAAGCGGGGGAAAAGCCTGCCCCCACAATTAGCGCGCGCCCTACAGGCGGTGGCGGGCTAGGCACGGACTTTGATCTGGATGGCGGGCTTGTCGCGCGTTGTGTCACAACGCGCGAAGGGCGGCGGCATGATCCGTCTTTGGAAACTTTGATCACCGGAACGCTTTGCAATAACGGCAAAGCCGCTGGCAGCGCCACGAGCCAAGATGCAGAGAATGGGTTTCTGGTGCCGATAATTGCCGGCACCATGAAATCGTGCGCTAGCGGAGGCGGGCAATCAAACAGCGCAGACCATGCGGCTGCTGGGTATATGATCCCGGTGGCGTTTAATTTATATAATCAGAAAGCCAATCTGGATGTTTTTCAAACTTTGGCAACGAACCCAAATAACGCGCCGCATGTCATGCGGCGCGCGCAAGGCGTCCGCCGCCTTACCCCGCGCGAGTGCGAGCGCCTGCAAGGCTTCCCCGACGACTACACGCTAGTCCCTTATCGCGGGAAACCTGCCGCCGATGGCCCCCGTTACAAGGCGCTCGGCAACTCAATGGCCGTGCCGGTGATGCGATGGATCGGCGAGCGCATTGCAAAAATGGAAGCGCTTTCATGACCCCCGAACCCGTCCCATGCACCCTAGAAGAACGCCTAGCCTTTTACCAGCGCTTCGCCCGCAACCTTGCGGAGCGCGTGCCGGACCCGGTAGAGGACGCCGAGCGCGAGGCGCATTTCGAGACATGGAAGCGAAAAGGCGTGCTCCCCCAAAAGGCGCGCGGCCAATGAAAAACCCTTCCCTTTGGCGGAAGCAGCCCGGCGCAGAGCGCATAGTCGCTTGGTTTTCCTGTGGCGCTGCGAGTGCTGTCGCCTGCAAGCTTTTGTTGTCGCGTCGCCAGCCCGACCAAGAAATAGCCATTGTTCGCATTTGGATTGCTGACGAGCATCCAGACAATGACCGCTTTGCGGCTGATTGCCAAGCGTGGTTTGGCGAGCCAATTATACAGATCTCATCATCCGATTACCCTAACGGATGCTTCGATGTTTGGACTAAGCGCCGATATATGAGCGGCATATTTGGTGCGATCTGCACAACAGAGTTGAAAAAATCTGTGAGGTTTGACTTTGAGCGCGAATGGCAGCCCGAGAAGCAAGCGTTTGGTTTTACGATGGAAGAAAGCGCGAGGGCTGAAAGGTTCCGGGCCAATAATCCTGACGTGCAACTGCTAACGCCGCTGATAGGCGCCGGGCTGTCCAAGGGCGATTGCTTCGGCCTGCTAGAGCGCGCCGGAATTGCATTACCTGCAATGTATGCGCTTGGCTTTGCAAACAACAACTGCATCGGATGCGTCAAGGCGCAGTCGCCCCGTTATTGGAACCGCGTGCGGCAACATTTCCCGGAACGGTTTGAGCGCATCGCTGCGCTTGCCGATGAACTTGGAGCCAAATTAGTGAAGGTGAACGATACGCGCGTGGCGCTATCGGCGCTGCCTGTTGGCGCGTCCGATGATCAGCCCGAGATCGAAGCGGAATGCTCTCTGCTTTGCGTGCTTGCGGAACAGGATATGCAGAAATGAGCCTAACCCAAAGCGCCCTATGGCTTGCCCAGGAAATGCGCCTGCCGGTCTTTGCCTGCGGGCCGGACAAGCGCCCGGTGACGCAACACGGGTTCCAAGACGCCACGCATGACGCGGTGGAAATCCAACGCCAATTCGCCAGCCCAGGCGCCGCCATGATCGGCGTCCCGACCGGTGAGGTGAGCGGGTTCTTTTGCCTTGACCTTGACGTGAAGAACGGCGGCGGCGGACTGGAATGGCTTGCGGCAAACCAGCACAGGCTACCGGACACGCGCCGACACAAGACACGCTCCGGCGGCGTTCACCTGCTATTCGCCATGCCGGAAGGCCGAACCATCCGCAACAGCGCGGGCCGGATCGCGGCTGGCGTGGACGTGCGAGGCAACGGCGGCTACATCATCGCGCCCCCAAGTCCTGGCTATTTGGTGGATGAAGCCATGGCGCCCGCGCCCGCCCCGGCATGGTTGCTTGACTTGATAGACCCGCCCAAGGCGCCAGAAGCCCCGCGCCCGGCCCCCGTGCCGCGCCAATCGGGCGATGGCACGCGCTACGGCATGACCGCCCTAGACAATGAATGCCAGGCCATCCTAAGCGCCCCGGACGGAGCCAAGCATGACACCCTAAACCGCGCGGCGTTTTCCATTGGCGGCCTAGTCGCGGCGGGGGAATTGATTGAGGGCCCAGCCTTTGCCGCGCTGGCATCGGCGCTGGCAGGCATCCGGCACCGCTGCGAGGATTACCCGGCAGCGCAGAAAACCCTTGCCGCCGCATTCCGGGCGGGCATGGCCAAGCCCCGCGAAGCCCCGCCGCGCTTGGTCCGCCGGATTGTGGAGGAATACCGCGAAACCCGACCCGAGCCGCCGCCGATCGACGCGCCGCCGGACCATTGGAGCGCTGAACCGGAGCCGGACGTAGGCCTTGAGCCTGAAAAAGTAGCCCCTGACATCAAGCCCACCGGCCTGCCGCTGATCTATTTCCAAGACGTGAAGCCTGCCTTGAAATCTGAGGATTTCATCGAGGGCTTGCTGATCAAGGCCGCCATGTCCGTAACCTACGGGCCATCCAATTGCGGCAAGACGTTCTTCATGGCGGACCTGGCGCTTCATGTCGCGCTTGGGCTGGAATGGCGCGGGCGCGAGGTGGAACAGGCCGGCGTCATTTATTGCGCCATGGAAGGCGCGCACGGCATTCAGAACCGCGTGGCAGCCTTTGCCCTGACGTGCGGCCTAGCAGGGCAGGAAATCCCCTTTGCCATTATCCCGGTCTCCCTAAACCTACTCGACGCCAATGCCGACACATCCCGACTGATTGACGCGATAGCCGAGGCCGCCGCCCGCATGGCGATCCCGGTCGGGCTGGTCGTAATGGATACCCTAAGCCGGGCCATGGCCGGGGGCAACGAAAATTCCCCGGAAGATATGGGCGCCCTGGTGGCCAATTCCGACCGCATCCGGCAGGCAACCGGCGCGCATGTGGCATGGATACACCACAGCGGCAAAGACCAAGCCCAAGGCGCCCGAGGCCATAGCCTGCTGCGCGCCGCAACCGATACCGAGATCGAGATCAGCCGCGCCGATAATGACAGCCCTTCCGTCGCCCGCGTGACGAAGCAGCGCGAATTGGAGATTGACGGCGTGTTTGGCTTTACTCTGAAGCGCGTCGAGCTAGGCCTAAACCATCGCGGCAAGCCGGTCACGTCTTGCGTGGTTGAGGCGACTGATGACCGCCCCGCCAAGGCGCGCGTGAGCCTCACCAACGGCGAGGCGATGGCGCTACGCATCCTGCATGACGTGATGGCGACACAGCCCGTCCCGGTGCCATTTCAGGCCGCCGAGGCAGGCGTCAAAGCCGCAACCAGCAAACACGCATGGCGTGAGACGTTCTTCGCGCGCTCAACCATTGATACCCATGAGGCGAAGAAAAAAGCATTCAACCGGGCCGCCGATGGGCTTGCCCAAAAGAGCCAAATAGGGGTGCATCATGACACGGTTTGGGCAGTCTGAAATGGTAATCGCGCGCAACCAACTATCACTTTTTACCCCCAAAAGTGACCGGGACATGCCGGGACAAATCGGGACAAATCGGGACAATTTGACCGGCGGCGAGGGACACATACCGGGACATTCTGGAACCCCCCCCCTAAAGGGGGGGGTCCATTGTCCCGGTGTCACGGGGCGGGACATGTCCCGGTCCCGTCCTGGCTTGGCTGAACGAATTACAAACCGAAACGAAAGCAAAGAGGGGAATTTCGACCCCGCCCGGAACTTTCCGACCAAGGCCAGCCTGGATGCAGGATGGGCGGAATACAACGGGCGATGGGAAGCATGGGAGGCGGCAGGCAAAGTCGGGGAAGAACCGCACCCGCCGGCGGGAATGCTATCGGCCATCGCCGACCGGCTGATCCCTCGCCGGGCACCCCACCACGGCAAGCGGTGGCGCTGATGGACCTTACCCCCGCCCAGGTGGCGCGCGCCCATGCCGATGATGCGCTTGCGGAGGACTGCCTGCGCCGCGCCAGAGACGCGCAGGACGGCTTGCAGCATCCAAACCTAGACCAGCCTAGCCGGGAATACCTGGAAGGGCTTGTAGCGCGGTTTAAAGCCCTTGCGGCGCGGTTGAAAGGAGAAAAGGCATGACTGAACACGACGATGACCTAGACGGCGTTCTATTCCGCTTTTGGATCAGGGCAGCGTCCTACCCCGGAGGCTGGCCTTCGGCAGTAGCAGCAGCACTCAACCCCTGCAAGACGCCAGCCGAATATCGCGCGGCGCTGATAAAGCTGGCCCAGGAAAAAGGCGTCAATCTGCCCATGCCAGAGACGCGCAACCCATGACAGGAGCTATCGCCATGACGAAGCCGAAACCCGCGCGC